CTTTCAGACCGAATGCCAATCAAGGTGGCAGAGGCCACTGGCGTTCACTACAACACCATTCGCCAAGTGCGTGACAACCCCAACGCAAACCCAACGCACAAGGTCTTGCAGGCTTTGTCAGACTATTTGGAAAGCCGGAAGGTGACGCATGGCTGACCCATTCAAGATCACAGAGCCGACCTGCATCAGCTTTAGCGGCGGTCGCACCAGTGCTTACATGCTTTGGCGGGTGCTTCAGGCTCACCAGATGAGCCTGCCGGAGGAGGCAAAGGTGGTTTTTTGCAATACTGGCAAAGAAGAAGAAGCAACGCTACGCTTTATTCAGGACTGCTCAGATCAATGGAACGTGCCTATTTCTTGGCTGGAATACTGCGTTGTTGATGGCGAACATTCCGTCAAGACGGTGAATTTTGATACGGCGTCTAGAAATGGGGAGCCGTTTGATGCACTGATTAAACGCTGGGAGCCAACACTTCCCAATGGGAGAGCAAGGTATTGCTCTGACTACATGAAAACAAGAACCACCCACAGATATTTGAAAGCAGTCGGATGGGATGAATGGGATTGCTTCATTGGCATAAGGGCTGATGAGCCTAGAAGGGTCGGTAAATTTAGGGCAAACCCAAACCCAAAAGGAAAGTATGAGACCGTTTTTTTGCCATTGGCACAAGTTGGGGTGACTTCAAAAGAGGTTGGAAACTTTTGGAAAGCACAAGTCTTTGATCTCGGACTGCCAAATATCAACGGCAAAACCATGCATGGAAACTGCGATTTATGCTATTTGAAGCCAAAATCTCAAATTCTTAGCCTGATAAAAGAGAAGCCAGAACGAGCAATTTGGTGGATGAATCACGAAGCAGAAGCTGCAAAACGCACAACTGGTGATGGGCAATACTTTGCAATTGATCGGCCAACTTACGCTCAGATGCACCAGTATTCATTTAACCAAACCGATATGTTTGACCCTAATGAAGAAGCAATCTCCTGCTTCTGTGGAGACTGAAATGAAACAACTTTTAGAAAAAGCCTTAGAACTAGCAAAAGCTGGTTATTGGGATGCTGCAATTGACTTGATTGAAGAAGCTATTGCTTCTGCGGAGACTAATTAATGGCCAACCTTTCAAACATCCTCGGCGGCTCTTGGTCGCCACCAGCAGAGAAAATCGTTGCATCTCCAGAGGCGCAGCTAATTGACGCCATCAGGGCCGCTGGCCTAGAGCCGCCAGATCACATTGAGATGGATGGCAAGATTCACCGCTTCAAATCTGGCACCAAGGGCAAGCCAGGCATTGATAAGCCCGGTTGGTACTTGGTGTTTGGCGATGGCATCCCCGCGGGACGCTTTGGCTGCTGGAGGGCTGGCATCGAGGCCACTTTCAAGGCAGACGTTGGCCGAAAGCTCACGCACACCGAAGAAATGATCCACGTTAAGCGCCTTGCCGAGTCAAAGGCAGTGAGGGATGCGGAGATCATTCGCCAGCACCAAGTCGCCAGCGAGACAGTCGAGCAAATCTGGGCCACAGCCAACCCAGCCAGCCCAGAGCACCCTTACCTATCCAACAAGGGCATTGGCGTGCATGGCGCACGCATTACGGGTGACGGTCGCCTGATGGTGCCTTTGTACGACCAAGACGGCACGCTCTCCACCCTTCAGTACATTGCCCACGATGGCGGCAAGCTCTATCACCCCGGTGGGCAAACTGGCGGTAAGTTCTGGCAGTTAGGCTCACTGGATGAGCCTGGCCCACTTTATATGGCCGAAGGCTTCGCCACCGCGGCAACCATCCACGAGATCACCAATCGCCCAGTGATCGTGGCCTACAGCGCCAGCAACTTGGTGCCCGTCACGGGCAAATTGCGCGAGATGCACGGCCCAGCCCAAGAGATCGTGATCGTGGCCGATAACGACGCCTCTGGTGTTGGCCAACGCTACGCCGAGCAGGCCAGTGCCAAGTACGGTGCACGCACAGTGGTTCCACCTGTTCAAGGTGATGCCAACGATTATGTGCAGTCTGGCAACGACTTAGCCAGCCTTCTTGCACCAACACATGATGATTGGCTCATCCCTGCCGATGAGTTCTCAGCCCAGCCCAGCCCCATCTCATGGCTGGTCAAGCGCTGGATTCAGGACCAAGCCCTTGTGATGGTTCATGGCCCATCGGGCGGCGGCAAGACATTTGTGGTGCTCGACTGGTGCCTGCGCATTGCCAGCAGCACCCCAGACTGGTGCGGCAACAAAGTGCGCCCCGGTCACGTGGTCTATCTGGCCGGCGAGGGTCATCACGGCCTTCGTGGCCGAATCGCCGCTTGGAAGCACCACCACAAATCGAGCAAGCTCAATATGTGGCTCTCCAAGCACGGCTGTGACCTCAACACCCCAGCCGGTTATCTCAAGGTGCTTGAGCACATCAGGATGCTGCCTGAGACCCCCAAGGTCGTGGTGGTCGATACCCTGCACCGCTTCCTTGCCGGAGACGAGAACAGCGCCCAAGACGCCAAAACCATGCTGGACGCCTGCGGCAACCTGATGATGGAGTTCAACTGCACCGTCATTTTGGTCCACCACACAGGCGTCTCAGACGAGGCCCAACACCGCGCCCGAGGCTCAAGCGCTTGGCGAGGAGCACTGGACATCGAGATCAGCGTCATCCCCGGCAAAGATAACCAGCCTATGCAACTGGTCCAGCGCAAGTCCAAAGACGCCGAAATGGCCGAGCCAATTTACCTCGACCTCCAGCAAGTGACCATTCCAAGCTGGTACGACGAGGACAACCAACCCGTCACCAGCGCCATCCCCATCCAAGCCGAAGCCCCAGCCGCACCCACCAAGAAAGACTCCAAGATCGACGGCCACCGCAAGACATGGGAAAACGCTTGGTGGGCATCCGGCGCTGAGACCAGAGACGAGCTGCCTTATCTCAGCCGGTCAGCCCTCAAAGACAAACTGACCCAAGACGGCAACGCCGAGCGCACCGTGCGAAACATGATCAACCCGTCGTATAACGACAAACTGATCGGCGCATTGCTCCAGGCTGACATGATCCAGAACACCGAACACGGGTGGATCATGGTGGATGAGGTGCAGGCGAGTACCATGATGTTGCGCAAAAACGACTGTGGATAACCTGTGGATAACTTTAAATTGGTTGACCCTAAATGACCCTAGGGTCAAAGTCAGGGTTAGGGTCAAAAAGGGGCAAAACAGCGCCAAAGTTGACCCTCCCTGACCCCCAACCCTTTAGGGTTGGGGTCAAGGGTCAAGGCGTTGCAGGGGTTTTTGGGGTTGCTGAGTTTTTTGGACTCAGCCTGTGGATAACTTTTCTAGTTCAATGACGTTTTTGATGTGGTGACTTTCTTGGTCGCTTACTTTTTTGGAAAGACAGTGATGGTCGGCAAAGCAACTCCAACGGTTAAGTACTTCCAACGCCAGCTCGGCGATGCTGAACGCGCCATCTTGCTGGCGGCAGGCAGCGGTGATATGTCTGCTGGCTTCATGGAGGTCATCGATACCTATCGGCATTTCTACAATCTTGGATTGCGGCCCGATACGCCACTTGAGAGCGTTGTCCTTGTTATCCCACAGGCCCAGGATGATGGTGGCTTGTAGGCCCGATTTGAGGCCTTGGCGAGGCATTGGCGATGGTGAGATGGGTGGATGTTTTAAAGATGAATTGCTATATAACCGCATGGCATAAGATGGTGGTTTGATATATGCAAGTACCTTAGGAAGGGACCATCCGACCCTTTCTCTTTTTTCTTTCCCGATTTTTCCCAGCCAACCCAGTTGTCCACAGCCCAAATCCAAAACTTATCCACAGTTTGCGGTGCATAACTTTGAGTTGTTGCGTTTGGTATTCTTTTTTCTGTGCATAACTTGGACTCGACTTTACATAATGGACGTTGTAGGAAGCAGAAACGGGAAAACCCTAGGATTTTTGACTTTTTGATGGGGGGGGAGGGGTCGGCGACTGTTTTGAATATTGATGTACCCGCCCCCGCCCTTAAAAAGCTAAAATAGCGAAAACTCCGAAAGGGCAAAGTGGCTACGAAAAAAAAGCAAAGCGCAGTGAAGATGACGATCCAGCGGTACGCAGAGAACCCACCTGCGGTGCTACCGAAGACGGATCACCAACGCATCAAGGAACTCAAAGAGCTGATGATCCGGTCTGGCGGCAAAGACGTCGCGGAAAAAGTGATCCAGATCGCGCTCAACGACGACCACCCAGGTCAGATGGCGGCGCTGAAGATGTGCATGGACAGGACGCTGCCAATCGGCATGTTCGAGAAGGACAAGTCCCAGCGCAGCGCCATCACGATCAACATCACGGGGTTGGGCGAGACGCCTAAGATCATAGATACAGCCAGAGACGAGGACATAACAGATGTCTGATCTCAATTTCAGCTTGCTGCCCTGGCAGCAACAAGTCTACGCCGACGACCATCGGTTCAAAGTGATCGCCGCCGGGCGGCGCTGTGGGAAGTCGAGATTGGCCGCGACGACACTGATCATCGAAGCGCTCAAGTGTCCACCTGGCAGTGCGGTCTTGTATGTCAGTCCGACGATGGGGCAGTCGCGGCAGATCATTTGGGACTTGCTGCTCGACCTCGGGCGAGAGGTGATCCAGTCGAGCCACGTCAATAATCTGGACATCACGATGGTCAACGGCGCGCGTATCTACGTCAGGGGCGCAGACCGACCGGACACGCTGCGCGGTGTGTCGCTGACGTATGCGGTTCTGGACGAGGTGGCCGACATCAAGCCAGAGGCGTGGGAGCAAGTTATCAGGGCGTCCTTGTCAGACCGCAAGGGCCGAGGGATGTTCATCGGCACGCCTAAGGGGCGCAACTGGTTTCACGACCTGTGGAAGCTGGGGCAAGACGACCAGGACAGCGACTGGAAGAGCTGGCACTTCACCACGCAAGACAACCCGCTGATCGACCCGACCGAGATCGAGTCGGCGAAAAAGACCTTGAGTACGTTTGCGTTCAAGCAGGAATATCTGGCCAGTTTCAGCAACGCGGGTGCGGATGTCTTCAAAGAGGAGTGGATCAAGTACGGCGAAGAGCCGGACTACGGCAGCTACTTCGTGGCGGTGGATCTGGCCGGGTTTGAAGAAGTGGCCAAGCAGGCGGCGAACAGCAAGAAGCGGCTGGACGAGTCGGCGATTGCGGTGGTCAAGGTGACGGACGACGGCAAGTGGTTCGTGAAAGAGATCGAGCACGGGCGCTGGGACATCCGCGAGACGGCGGCGAAAATACTGATGAAG